TAGATGGTAATATTGTCGGAACACAAGCAGCAACAACTGTTCCTGATGATTTACTTATGGAAATGAAGATCATGAGTGAAAGTAAAGGAACTGTAACTAACGATCTTTACGTTGACTACGTTCAAACGATACAACAAAGATAATAAAATTATTCTGGGCTCCTTCGGGAGCCTAGATAATTAGGAGAAAATTATGTCAATAACTTTAAGTAATTGGGTTTATATCAGTGACGAAGTAACAGCCGACGCTAATTACTTTGTAACTGCAGCTAGACCAAATACAGATGCTACTATGGCAGCAACAAGCTTAGCTTCCACTCATAATGGGGGCGGTCGAAATGTTACTGTTACAACTAATGGATCTGAATCTGGAATTACCTTAACAGCTACAGGCACAGACGTGGATGGAGCTGCTCAAACTGAAGAGATAGCTTTACCAGGAAGTGCTACTTTAACTGCTGGAACTAAAATTTTTAAAACGGTCACTGCAGTGAGTGTTACTTCTCAACCAGCAGCTAATATAACAGTTGGTTTTGGAACGGCATGTGGAGCTAAAATTGGTGGTGGTGGAGTTTTTGGAAGCTTTAGAACTACTTCAGGCGCAGTCGCTGGAACTTGTAGTTTTAGAACTGGTGGAACTGCCGGAACTGTAATCGCTACTGACAAATCAAGTGGAAGTGCGGGAGGAAACAATGGTCAAGTTTCAGCTCATGGCACAGGAGCTAGATTAGTAAATGGAATGTATGTAACCTATACTTTGACTCATTTTATTCAGATAATCGCGTTTTATGCCGGATAGGAGATTAGATGGCAAATACAACATCTGGCTCTTACACATTTGATCAAAACTTCGCAATAGATGATATTATTGCTGAAGCATATGAACGAATTGGTTTAGTAGGATCAGCCGGACATCAACTTCAAAGTGCTAGAAGATCATTAAACATTTTATTTAATGAATGGGGAAATAGAGGAATTCATTTCTGGGAAATTGGTGACACTAATATTGATTTAAGTCAAGGTACGGAAACGTATGCTTTCTACAGAAATAGCGGAGATGGTACAAGTGCAACTACTGCACCTGTTAATGGTCTTTATGGTATAACTGATATCTTATCAGCTTCTTACAGAACAGATTATAATACTACTTCACAAACTGATTTACCTTTAACAAAAGTAGATAGATCTACTTACGCAGCTTTTTCAAATAAACTGGTACAAGGAACTCCCAGTCAGTTTTGGGTTCAAAGATTTATAGATAGAACTACTCTTACAATTTATCCGACAGCTGCTTCATCACAAGCAAGTAACTATGTTCATATTTATTATGTAGCTAGAATTCAAGATGTTGGAAATGCTTACACTAATGCAGTGGATGCACCTTATAGATTTATACCATGTATGGTATCAGGGCTAGCTTATTATCTTTCTCAAAAATATGCACCACCAAGAACACAAGAATTAAAATTATTATACGAAGACGAATTACAAAGAGCTTTACAGGAGGATGGATCAGCGGCGAGTACGTACATTACACCGAAAACTTATTATCCAAATATATAATGACATTATTAACTAAAGGAATGGGAGCCATCCTAAAAAAATCTTTAGGAACATATAAAAAAGGAAAAAAAGTTAAAGCAATTTCTTATCCTAAAGATAGCACTAAATTTATGAGACAATCTTTGAGAAATAGATTAGAAACTCCAAGAGGACCTGGTAAAGGAAAACAAGGACCTAGACCTAAATCAGAAGAGATAGTTTCTTTTGATACAAAAAAAGTTTACGTGAAGGATTAAAATGACATTATTAACTAAAGGAATGGGAGTTGTTAAAAAAATAATGGCTAAGACTAAGGCTGGAAGAAAAGATCAAGTATTAGATGTAATTAAAAAAGGTAGACAAAAGAGAATTTCTAAAAAATTATGGAAAGGTAAAACTAAACGTTTAATTGATGTTGAAGGTAAAAAAAGCATAACCATTCGAGATGAATCACGTCTTATGGATCCAGATACTTATTCTGCGGTTTCTTCAGCACCAGATAAAGAAGTTAAAGCGTGGTTAAAACATAAAGGGTTTAAAGAATAATGGGAAAATTTGCAAGTGGTAGACAGTCGTTAATGATTTCAGATCGTTCTGGAGCAGCATTTCCATATAGAGAAATGGTTCAAGAATGGAATGGTCTTTGGGTACATAATTCTGAATATGAACCTAAACAACCTCAAGTTTCTCCAAGACCACACGGTTCAGACCCACAAGCTTTGCAACATGCAAAACCTGCAAGAACAGAATTTGGTGTAGCCGATGTATTAGAATATAACCCTTTAACCACATATCAAATTGGATCTCCAATTGTAAATGTTAATTTACCAGGACATGGTTATACTACTGCAGATGTAAAAAGATTTAGAGGACCCTTAGGTGCCGCAGGAGTTTTTGGCAATCCAGAAGGAGTAGGTGGCATTACTGGAGCAACTATTGCTAAAGCGGCCGGATACTCTATAACAGTAGGGAAATATGTTAATGGTGCAACTGATACAACTGGACCCAATAATACCGGACAGTTTGGTAGAAATTGGTTTTGGTTTAGTGCCGATACAAATGCAACAAGCGTAGAAACAGGAGGAGGGTACCCGATCTCAGTAGGACCGGTTACTTTACAATCATAATGGCAGGATATACACTTTCAGGATTAGAAGCTGATATTAGAAGTTGGGCAGAAGTTGATTCAACAGTTTTTACTGGTGCTGTTCTAAGCAGATTTATTGAAAATGCTGAATATAGAATTGCTTATGATCTTCCTATGGATTCAGATAGAGTAGAATCAAGCGCGCAATTTGCTCAAAATTTTAATACAATTACAGTACCGGCAGGATGTTTATTTGTAAGAGGAGTTTTAGTTTTTGATTCAACTACTGATGATACTGTTAAAGGAAAATATCTTTTAAAAAGAGATGTTACTTTTATGCAAGAATATCAAGGAGAAGCTACAGGACCTGTAGGATCGCAAACTGGTCAAAATGTAAAAGGTCTTCCTAAATATTATGCTATGTTTGGAGGAGCCACAGGAACTACAAGTTCTACTTCAGGAGCCTTATATGTATCTCCTACACCGGATCAAAACTATTTATACACTATTTTTTGGAATAAATTACCACCTGATTTGGCGACACAGACTTCGGGCACATATGTTAGTAAATACTTCCCTCAGGGCTTATTATATGCTAGTTTAGTGGAAGCATTTACTTTTTTAAAAGGTCCAGCAGATATGTTGACATTATATGAACAAAAGTATAAACAAGAACTAACTAAATTTGCAAGTATGCAAATTGGGAGACGAAGACGAGACGATTATACAGACGGTACTGTACGTATACCGATCGAGTCACCGCCTCAATAATAGGAGATTTTTATGGCAATAACATCGGCAATTTGTAATAGTTTCAAACAAGAAATTTTAGTAGAAGGTCACAATTTTACTGGCAGTACAGATTCATTTAAACTAGCTCTGTATTCAAGTAATAGTGCAACCTTAAGTAAATCAACAACTCAATGGACAGTAGCATCGGATCCAACTGCAGATCCTACAAATACCTACGAAGTGTCAACAACAGGTACAGGATATACAAGTGGTGGAAATGCTTTAACAAGTACGACGCCAGTATTGTCCGGCGACACTGCGTGTTGTTTATTTGCAAGTACGTCTTGGGGATCAACAGCATCATTCACAGCAAGAGGATGCTTAATTTATAATTCAACAAATTCAAACAAAGCGGTTTGCGCAATTAACTTTGGTGCAGACAAGACTGTGACAACTGGAACTTTTACAATTGAGTTTCCAGCACAAACAGCAGGCAACGCGATTATCCAAATAGCATAAGGAGGCCCACGTGTCAGTTGACTCAGGATGGGGCCGGTTAACCTGGGATCAATCTCAATGGGGTGGTGCTACAGTTTTAGCCACTGGTTGGGGTGCTCAATCTTGGAATGATGGTGAGTGGGGAGATCTTTCTGATGCTACTATTACTCTTACAGGTGTATCCGCAACCACTGCAGTTGGAAGTTTAACAGAATTAATTGAAGTAAAACCTGGTTGGGGTACTTTAAACTGGGGACAAAATGGATGGGGTTCTGTTGAGTCAGCTCAATACACTTTAACTGGTTTATCTGCTACTTCAAGTCTTGGAACTTTAGGATCAATTCCAGATCAATTGATGGGTCTTACAGGTCAATCAGCAACGTCTACAGTTGGTTCACCTAGTATTGATGCAAGTTTAACATTTACATTAACCGGTCAACAACTTATTTCTTCATATGGAAATGTTTCTATTGATGATCATTCAATTGGTTTAGTAGGTTTATCAGCTACATCATCCGTAGGCACTTTAAATCCTGCAGATGTTATCGGTATAACTGGTCGATCCGCAAGCACTGCTGTAGGCACTTTAACATTTACTTCTAATCCAACGATGACCTTAACAGGTGTATCGGCTACCACTGCTTTAGGTACTTTAACAGTTTCTCCTGTTACTTTAACTACTTTAACCGGACGAGCAGCTACAACAGCTCAAGGAACGGTCACTACCACTCAAGTAACAAATGCTAGTTTAGTGGGCCTAGGACAGTCTTTAACAGCCACACTAAATGGACCAGGTTTAATCTTAAAATATTATGGTAGAAAAACGCCAAAAGTTACTACGGGCTATACTGCTAAAACACCAAAAGTAACCACTGGATATACTAATAAAACCCCTGCATAATTATGTTTGACTTAAAAGTAAATAAACAATATAAACAATAAAACTAGGAGATTTTAACAATGGCATCAACTTACACACCTCTTGGCGTTGAATTAATGGCTACTGGCGAAAACGCTGGTACATGGGGAACGAAGACTAATACTAATTTAAATATTATAGAACAGATTTCTGGCGGCTTTGCTTCTGTTGCGGTTGCTGGAACAGGAAATACAAACCTTACAATTACAGATGGAGGAACTGGCGCAACCGGTGCTGCAAGAGTCCTTGAATTAACTGGAACTATCACAGGAAATATTACTGTATCTATTCCATTAGACGTAGAAAATTTTTACATTATTAAAAATGCAACGAGTGGTGGTTGGACAGTAGAATTTCAATATGTGTCTGGTTCAGGTACAAGTTTTACTTGGACAACTACACAAAAAGATTGGAGAATTTTATGTGCCAAAGCAGATGATGGCACAAATCCAAATATTGTAGAAATTGGATTAACAACTGCACCAGGCGGTTCAGATACACAAGTACAATATAATAACTCAGGTTCGTTTGGAGGATCTTCAGATTTAATTTGGGATTCAAGTGGTTTAAGTATTGGTTCTCGAAAAGAATTAAGATTATTAGATACTACAGGTGGAGAATATATTGCATTTAAAGCAGCTGGAGCTGCTTCTAATCAAATTTTAACTTGGCCCGCAGGTTATGCAGGTGCAAATGATTATGTGTTAACATCTCAAACAGATGGAACACTCGCATGGGCTGAAGTATCGGGCGGTGCGTCATGGCAAGCAGTAATTACAGCCGACCCAGGACCAGCAGTAGCAGGTAATGGATATTTTTGTAACACAACCGGAGGAGCTTTTAATTTAACTCTTCCAGCTTCCCCTTCTATTGGAGACTTTGTTTCTTTTATAGATTATGCGGGAACGTTTGATACATATAATTTAACAGTTGCCAGAAATGGTAAAAATATACAGGGGGCAGCAGCAGATTTGACTGTGTCTACAGAAAGAGCAGCTAACACATTAGTATTTGTAGACGACACTCAAGGTTGGTTGTTGCAGACTAAATAATGGCTGAGTATAGAGAAATACAAGGTGTGGCAGTTGAAAGTAAAACAGGTTCAACTGGTACAATCGAAGGGCAAGTTTATTATGATTCTACAACTGGTTCGTTTAAATTAGTAGGCGCTAGTGGAGTAGTAACAATTACAACGTCTTAAGGAGGAAACTATGGCAAATTATCAATACTGTACAGCAACAAATTGGGGAAAAGGTTTTATTACAGCCAATGATTCAAGAAACATTGGACCAAGAATATACCCCGGTGATGTGTGGAGAATACCTGCTAACAGTCAAGATTCTAACAGATGGATCGCTGGAGTAGCTGGAGTAAACAAAACTCTATCGGAAGCACAAACAATTGTTGACGCAGCACTTGCTGCATCACAGGCTGCGTGGGATGCGCTACCGGCTGATGATGAAACAAAAGACCCTTCAAGAATAGTGTACGTACCTAGACCAGAAGACATAACATTAACGGAGTAATTATAAGTGGCAACATATTACGACATATCCGGCCAAAAGGTACAATACCTTTCATCAGACCCTAGCCCTATAACAAAGGGACAGGTTTGGTATAACTCGACTTCAAACTCATTAAAAATGAGAACATATAACGCTGCTGTTTGGACATCAGGAGCTACTACACCATATGCTGCCAGAGGTGCTCAAGGATTTGCGGACAGTAAAAACGCTGCTCAAATCTTTGGTGGTTACACAACTGGTGCTACTTCTACAAGTGTGGAGTATGATGGTTCCACCTGGACGGCAACTCCAGGTCTAAATACACCAACTTATTCAGGTTCTGGTGGAATAGGAGTTAAAGCTTCAGCAATTACAGTCGGCGGCCAGGGTCAAAATTCTGAACAATGGAATGGTTCATCATGGTCTAATATTACTACTTTCCCTAATTCACCAAACTCAGTAGAAGGGACTGGTGGGTTTGGTTCTACTACAGCGGGTTATTTTATGGGTGGATCATCACCTACACCTACAGCTCCTACGGTTAAACCTTCAACAACAACATGGAATGGAACGGCTTGGACAACATTAAACCCAATGGCTATCGGTAGAACCGCTATGGGTGCGTGTGGTATCTCTACTGCAGCAATAGTTTTTGGAGGAGAATCAGGAGTCCCTCCTTCTTATCCAGGAGTAAGAAATCAACAAGAAGATTGGGATGGAACATCTTGGACTGCATCCCCAGTTACTTTGAATACTCCAAGATATGCTTTTGCAAGTTGTCAAAATGGTCCAGCAGCAACAGCGTGGGCAGGAGGTGGTTACACACCTGCAATAACTGAAACTTGGAAATCTACAGAAGAATACGATGGAACAACATGGGCAAATAGTTCAGCCGTTGTAACTTACGAAGCAAGAGGTGGTCAAGGTTCTGGTGGAATTCAAGGAGCATCTGGTTTTATGGCTAATGGAACTTATCCGGGTAACCCAACTTTTAATACTGATGGGTGCTCTGAATTTGATCCAGGATCAATAGCAACACAAACAGTAACAACAAGTTAAAAAATTATGGCAACTTATATAGACATACACGGAAACAATATACCAATTAGATCTTCGGATCCTAGTAACCCAATTTTTGGGGAGATGTGGTACAATACATCAACATCAACCTTAAAAGGATATGTTTATGCACCATCCGCATTTAGTACGGCTAATGTTTTACCAACTGCCACAATGGGTGGACTTGGTGGTGGAACAATAACAGCAGGATTAGTGGCCACTGGAGACTATCCAGGGGGAAGATCCAATGTTACTATGGAATACGACGGAACTAATTGGACTGTAGGCGGTACTTATCCAGTATCATACACCCAGGTGGGTGGAGGTGGTACTCAAGCCTCAATGATTGCTGCGGGAGGCGGTCCTCCTTGGACTAATAATCTTACAAATTCATATAATGGTACAGCTTGGTCAGGTGAAACTGGTTATCCTACTAACATTAGAGGATCTGATGGCGGAGGAACGGGGGAAACGGCATCTTTTGTGGGCGGCGGTGAAAATTATAACACAGGCGTAAACGCATTTAATCTTTATAATGGAAGCTCTTGGACTGCAGGCGCAGCAAATCCAGCGGCTAATTTTAATAAATTTGTGGGAACACAAACAGCAGTTCTTGCAGTTGAAAATGGACCCGGCGCAACTCAATCATTTAACGGAACTTCATGGACAACATTAAACCCAGCTTTACCTACTCCCTCAGGTAATATGTATGGAGATCTAACAGCAGCTGTAAATGGTTGTACAAGTCAGCCAGCTGGAGCTCTTCCTGCTCAAGAATGGGATGGGACATGTTGGGCTGCTGGAGGAATACCTGCACTACCAAATTATAGGCTTAGAACCACATGTCAAACTGGAACTGCCGGCGCAGGCTTTTTCGCAGGCTCTTACCCTGGAGCAGCTCCCCCTACATCATCAAATGATGTGGAAGAATATAGCGCAGCGGCGGCGACGACTGTTACTGTTACAGCATCGTAATACTTGACTTTTAAGTCCAGTATTATAATATAGTTTATGAAAGGATTATTATGACAGAAAAAAGAAATATACATGCACTTATAGAAAAAGAAGCTC